CATCCCCGCAAATTGCAGTGGTAGGTGGGAATAGATACTACGATAAGACTGATTTTGCATCTACATATTACTACTGGATTTATATCATTTCAGTTAACGGTACTGTGGGTGCTGCCATTGGTCCAGCATCTGCAATTGCTCGACCACTTCTTACTGATGTTACTACTGCTTTAACAGGGGAAATTGAATCAGGATTTCTTGGTAGTGTCTTAAGTGGACAAGTTAGTAGTATAGCTACATTAAGTACAGCGCTTAGTACAGAGACAACAGCTAGAACTGCGGATAGCGCTGCTATTAATACGTTTTTAACTTCAGTTCAATCAGCAACCAATACACTTAACACTTTTGTACAAACACAGGATACTGCTAGGATTACTGCAGATGCTGCCTTAGTTACCTCTATTGATCTTGTTGGTGTTAGTGCTAACCTTAATACTGCGGCAATTGCTACTGAACTTAATGTGCGTGCCACTGCAGATACAGTGATAGCTGCTAGTGTTGTCACAGCGCAAGCTACTCTTAATAGTAGTATTGCTACAGTGCAAACTAGCTTAACAGCTAACATTACTACTACTGGAGCTATAGGAGCTTTATACTCAACCACTGTTACTGCTAATGGTTTAGTTGGTGGCTTTGGTATCTATAATACTGGTGCTAGTGTAGAAGCAGGCTTCGATGTATCTAAATTCTGGATAGGTACTACTGCTGCTAATAAGCGTAAGCCCTTTATAGTTGTAGGTTCTGAAACTTTTATTGATCAAGCAGTAATTAATGAATTAACTTTTACCAAATTAAAAAATACATCCGGTAGTCTTATTGTAGCAAATGAGAAAGTTCAGGCTGCATACCTTAAAGTAGAGACAGCCAGTATTGATGACCTTGCAGTTACTATAGCTAAAATTGATGATCTTGCAGTTACCTCTGCGAAGATTGGGGCTCTTGCAGTTACTGCAGGTAAGATTGGTAGCTTAGCTGTAGATACACTACAAATTGCAAATAATGCAGTAACGGTACCTACAGTGTATCTTGGTAATTCTTTTAGTCATAATTTTGGTGGACACCCTGCTATACTCATATCAACTATGCAATTTACTGGATCTCCTGATCCAGATGCAAATGTAATGCTTAATATAGATGGAACTACAGTTGTCACACAAAGGTTTCGTGCAGTAACAAGTGGTGGCGATACTCTCATGTCCCTTGCGTTTCCTTTTATGCATTACTTACCTTCCCCAGGGAGTAGTGCTATAACTATTTCCTATACTTCTACTGCAATCCAAAATACACATACTATGTCGGATTGGAAAACCCTTATTCTAACGGTGAAAAAATGATTATCTATGATCCTAAGAATGGAGATATCTTAGTAAGTACAGCTAGGAAGTTAAATGAAGAGGAAATTAAAGCTAATTTAGCTCTCCATCCTAAAGGGAAACACTTGGTAGATGCTTCTGTTGAATCACTCTCAGGCTATTTTATTACAGCTAAGGGTAAAGTAGGCGTAAAACCTGAGCAACCAGATAGTGCACATATATGGGAAGATAGGAAATGGGTACTAAAAGCTGATCTACAGGCAAAGGCTATAGTGTTCAAACGAAATAAATTATTAGCTAATAGTGATTGGACACAGCTCCCGGATGTAACTACTTCTAAAAAGTGGGTTACTTACCGACAAACATTACGAGATATTACTGTTCAAACTGGGTTCCCTAATAAAGTCATTTGGCCTGCTACTCCAGTATGAATAAACAGTGTTACCTAAATTACTTGTATAATTACCTAATTATTCAGTTGAGTCTGGTACAATGAGAACCATCAATATGGATGTCTACTCTTAAGGAACTTCCAGCTGATTGGGTAATTTACGACAATTGTCGTTTTTATTTTTAACAATCTAGAGGGACCACCATGAGTAAGTTTTCTGATTATACTGAAGCCAATATTATAGCGACTACATTACGTGGGGTCGCTTTCCCTGTACCTACAGGTATCTACGTTGCACTCTTTACTGCTGATCCAACTGACGCGAATGTAACTTCAAATGAAGTAACAACCTCAGCTTTTCCTGCTTATGTGCGCAAGGATGCTGCAGTGGGTGCTGCAATAGCGACTGGTTGGGTTGCTCCTACTAATGGAGTTACTAGTAATGCTAAACCAATTACATATCCAGGGAATAACGGATCTGGTTCGGTAGTCGTTACACATCTAGGAATATACGATGCGGCTACGAATGGTAATTTGTTATATCACTCTCCGCTAGTAAGTTCTAAAACACTGCTGCCAAGTGATGTACTTTCATTTGGTACGGGAGCTATTGTACTTACGATTGCTTAATAGATGAATTTCTCTGCCTTTAATAGTGCAAGTTTTAATGCCAGTGGTGGGACACCTGTGGTATTAGGCTTTGCTGCACTAACAGGGAATGCCTCTATTGTAGGAACTGGTAATCGGCTACAACTCGGAGTTGCCGCTGCAACAGCAATAGCAAGTATCATTGATACTAGTGTTCGCACAACCTTTGCTACAGTCCTTATAGATTCTCCTGGATCTGTAATAGCGGCTACAGCTACTCGCATATTAATACCAACTGCTACCGTAGCGAATAGTGCAGAAATGCAACCATACGCAGTTATTATGCGACTTGCAACTGCTGATATATTTAGTGATATGAGCCTCTCTGTCGGCTCTATTGCAAATCCTACAGTTTTGGATCCAGCATGGAGATACTTTACGCGAGAAGCTAATGTTGTTGATTTTGTTAGACCGGCAGATGTTGTCTTTAGGAGAGTCGCATGAAGTTAGGAACGGTAAGTAAACAACCCGCTGAAAGATTTTCTTATACTATAGATTACACCACTGCGCTTACAACAGGCGATAATGTGGAATCTGTTACTGTAGTAGCAGACCCAGCAGGTTTAACCATAGATAACATAGCTACTTATGACCCGAAAATAAAATTTTGGGCTGAAGGTGGTACTACGGGTATTAAGTATAAGGTAACAACAACTGTTACTACTGCTGATGGTCGTATATTTCAAGATGAGATATTTTTTAAAATTAAAGAGATCTAATTATGACTCAACTCTTCGCAAATAATATAGTAACCGAAGTAGCCACAGGGATTAATGCTTCGGCTACATCTTTGGTATTAGATGATGCTTCATCAATGCCATCACCTACAGGTGGGGATTACTTCTTACTCACATTATTCAGTAAGAATGCTAGTGGTAAAGAAGATACCTGGGAAATCCTTAAGGTAACAGCGCGTAGTAGTAATACTGTAACCATTGTGCGTGCACAGGAAGGTACTTCTGCTGCAACTTGGGCTGTAGACACTGCTTGCGAGATGCGTGCCACAGGTGCGACGTTTGGATCAAAGCAAGATACCATTGCTTATACTACAGAGAATGTCGCTAATAAGGGCGCTGCTTCTGGTTATGCAAGCCTTGGTTCTGATAGTAAAATACCTACTTCTCAACTCCCAGCTCTTGCTATTACAAATACTACTGTAGCAGCGAATCAAGCTGCTCAGCTAGCTCTTACTGCTGAGGTAGGAGATATTGCAATAAGAAGTGACTTAAGTAAATCATTTGTTCTCAGAGTGTCTCCAGCTACTTCCCTCTCTAATTGGTCAGAGTTACTAACTCCTACTGATGTGGTACTTTCTGTAAATGGTAATACGGGATCAGTAACCCTCACTACTGCTAATGTAGCAGCTTCAACAGATAAGCGATATGTGACTGATGCTGGCTTAGCAATACTTGGTAATGCTAGTGGAACTAATACTGGTGATAATGCAGGAGTAACTACTATATCAGTAACAGCTCCTGTAGCTACGAGTGGTGGTACATCACCAACAATAAGTATAGCAGCTGCAACAGCTTCTATTCCTGGGTCAATGTCAGCAGCAGATAAGACAAAGTTAAATGCTATTACTGGTACTAACACAGGCGATCAAACTACTATCACAGGAAATGCGGGTACCGCAACCCTGGCAACTAATGTAACTACTAATGCTAATTTAACTGGACATATAACCAGTAGTGGCAATGCAGCAGTATTGGGATCATTTACCTCTGCCCAATTAAAAGCTGCGCTAACAGACGAAACAGGGAGTGGAACTGCGGTATTTGCAACAGGTGCCACTCTAGTAAACCCTGCTTTAGGTACACCTGCTTCCGGCACACTAACTAATTGTACGTTTCCTACCCTTAATCAGGATACAACAGGGAGTGCGGGCTCAGTAACTAATAATGCTAATATGACAGGGCACATAACTAGCGTAGGTAATGCAGCGGTACTAGGCTCTTTTACTTCTGCACAACTTAGTACTGCTTTATCAGATGATTTTGCTGTCCCACAGATAGTAACTACAAATGGGTTAGTTATTCAAAGTGCCTCAATTGGTACAACCTATTCAATACCAAGTGGTAATAATGCACTAAGTGTAGGCCCGGTTACTATCGCTACGGGGGTTACAATTACGGTGCCTACAGGGAATAGATGGGTAATAGTCTAAAGGATACAATATGACAGTAATAATAAATGGATCAACAGGTATTGTCGGAGCTACATGGACTACGGGAGGTAGGCCCGCTAGTCCAGTAAATGGTCAACAAGGATACAATAGTACACTTGGAGCATTAGAAGTTTATATAAACAGTGCTTGGCGTATTATGGCTCAGAAGTTTCTGGCTACAGGCGGTACAATTACAACCTCTGGCTCGTATACCATTCACACCTTTACTTCCAGCGGAACATTTACACCAAATGGAGATGGTACTGTTGATTATCTAGTTGTAGCAGGTGGTGGTGGTGGGGGACTTGATGGATATGGAGCAGGTCGCGGAGGCGGTGGCGGTGGTGCGGGTGGTCTTCTTACAGCTACTAATTTTGCAGTTGCAGCCACAGGATTAACAGTTACTATTGGCGCAGGAGGAGCGGGAACTAGCACTGCTTCTTCACCAGTTGGTGCAACAGGGGCTAACTCAGTCTTTTCAAGCATTACAGCAAGCGGTGGCGGTGGTGGTGGTGGTCACTCTGCTTCTGGACAGATAAAATCTGGGAATGGAGCATCTAGTGGGGGCGGAACAAATGACCTAACTCTTGCACTTGGCGTTGGTTCTGCCATTTCTGGACAAGGATACCAAGGTGGTCTAGGGCGAACGGGTACTCCTTACCAAGGCGGTGGTGGTGGTGGATCAAGTGCGGTAGGTACTAATGCCTCGGGTACTGTTGGTGGTGCGGGTGGTGCAGGAACATACAGTAATTACTCAGGATCAATTGTACCTTACGCAGGTGGCGGTGGTGGCGGTTGTCGCAACGCAAGTGTAGGAGGGATAGGCGGAGCAGGTGGCGGTGGAGCAGGTGGACTTACAAGTGCAACAGCGGGTGCTGCTAATACAGGTGGTGGCGGTGGTGGTTGCAGCGGAACTAGTGCAGCAGGTGGTTCAGGTATCGTAATCATTCGCTATCCTACAGCGGGTCAAGTAACTCTAGTTAATGGTGATCCAGTAGGCAAGGTATTACAAGTATTACAAGTAGTAAAGACAGATACTTTTACTACAACCTCTACATCAATGGTTGATTTAACAGGATTATCTGTAGCAATTACTCCTTCTTCAACTTCAAGTAAAATTTTAATTATGGTTGATGTAATGGTCGCAGTAAATTTCCATGTGGGATTTATTAATCTACTTAGGGGTAGTACTAATATATTTCAGGGAAACGCTGCTTCAAATAGGGCGGTATGTAGTATATCGGTGGGTATCCCCCCAAGTGGCGATGGATATACACAACGTAGTTCGATCTCGTATATGGATTCTCCTGCAACAACATCAGCTACTACTTACAAATTACAAGCAATGGCAAGACCTGACGGCGCAAGTAGTGGAACACTATATGTAAATAGATCACAACAAGATCGTGATACTGCTAGTTATGATCCAAGGGGTGCATCCTCAATAACAGTTATGGAGATAGGAGCATGATGAACCATAATGCAATATATAAGTTATATCCTAATGTGGTTACTGTTGATGATACAGAAGGGGCTACTGATAAAGATGGAAAGAAAGTAACAATAGATCAAAAATTGGTTGATGCTTGGGTTGATCCTAATGCTTATAAGCAGTCAAGAGCAGATGCTTATCCAACGATAGAAGCACAATTGGATTCTATATTTCACGAGGGAGTAGAGGGTTGGAAAGGCACAATAAAGGCTATAAAAGACAAACATCCTAAAGGCACTAAATAATGACAATCATAATAGACGAAACAAAAGGAATAACCGCTGCTACTTGGACAACAGCGGGTAGACCTTCTACACCCGCAGCAAGTCAGCAAGGGTTTAATACTACCCTTAATGCACTGGAAGTATATG